AATGTAGCGCTGATCCTTGGATACGACCGCAGGGGCGCGCTCGTGCGCGCTCGGTGGCTAGTCGCTGGTATTCACCCTTTGGTGATTATCCGCGATGAGGTCCACTGGTCGTACAAACAGCTCGTCTCTGGTCTAGTCTTTACAACCGTGATCAATTCGGTGGGGACGGCGATCAAAACATTAGCCGTATTCATCCTTGTTTTGGGTCTCGATCTTGGCACTGCTGCTTATGCAGTTGCCGGTAAGGCCTATTACGGAGATGATCAAGTCCTCGCAGTGAAGCGATCGGTCGCGGCGCGCCTCACTGGGCCGCTGTGGCAAGAGATGTCACTCAAACTGGGCTATGTGACCACGTCCGACCTGGACAAGTCGCAAGCCCCATCTTATCAGCCGTTGTTGGGTGGCGTGAGCTTTCTTAAGCGCACGTTTGCCAAACTACAGCTGACGCAGGGAGAGGTGATAGTAGCTAGGCTTCCTTTGAAGTCGATTGCAAAGTCGCTTATGCTCCCTAAGGGGAAGACAACCCCGGATCCACAAATCTATGCTCAGTGCGCGGAGAACGCGTACAAAGAGTTGTGGTTGTGGGGTCCAGAGGTGTACGACTCATATGCCAGGAGGCTTGAGAAATGGTGCGCCGTTGCTGGCGCGCTGTTCACAGTCCCTGACTATTGGTCGTTAGAGCGAGACTACTATGCCGGCCGGCTCCAGACATGGGCCGAGGCCAGCGTGTAGTCGCTTATCTTCCGGCTGTCGTAGACTCTGCTGGTGTGCCTTAAGCACCAGCTGGCCTAATGTCCCCATAAAGACATAGACTGTGGCGATGGAATCGGATAGTATCCGCTCTGCACACAGCACGGTATGACATGCACATTACGTTGATCTTGTCATATGAGAAGGTGGCGAGTGATTAAGTCTCGCAACGCTACCTTGCTGGCATTCCCAGCGAAAAGCGAATAGTCCTACCGTGAGGAGGTCCCAGATACTCAACTCTTGGGCGGTCTCGTGGTTCGGGAGGACCATGAGAGCAACGTTTTAATCTCCCGCGCAATCAACTTCAATGAGTGGCGAAATGGCGCGC